GATATAGAAGACATAGAATATCTAGAAGAAACTGATAATGATGAGCGTATTGGAGAACTACATAAAGAAACATTAAGAGATATATATAATAAATTAGTAATCTTAAATAAATGAAATTATGATGAAGTGGTATTACTTGAATATGAGCGACTGGGATAAAGAGCCGTATCAAGATCTTATAGACAAAACAGAATGTGCATTCTGTGGAGAAGTATTAACAGAGTATAAATTTTGTTCTGATAATTGTGCGAAAGCATATTGGAACGACTAATTTGCATAAGTGAAAAAAATTTACTATATTGCATTAACTAAAACTAAAATTATGACACGAATAAATGTAGGTATACAACCTAAAGAACTAACTAATCAACACCTAATTGCAGAGCATAGAGAAATTAAACGAATACCTAACTGCATATCAAAGGGTAAGTATAATATGGATAACATACCTGATAGATTTAAATTAGGTACCGGACACGTTAAATTCTTCTACAATAAATTACTTTACTTAAAGAACAGGTATGTAAAATTATATAACGAGTGTATAGTTAGAGGGTTTAATGTGCAGAATTATAATAGTGCTTGGGATAACGTGCCTATTGAACTAATGAATGACTATAAGCCAACCGATCAAGACAGACAGATCATACAGGAAAGAATTAATAACAAACTAAATAAATAAAACTATGGAAAAGAAAAATTTATTACCGGAAGATATTATAGCGACTAACGATAAGATCGCAGATGCAAAAGAACTATTAAGACAAAATGGATATTATATACATAACTTGTATCATATTGATGATGTAACTAGAATGTATGAATGTACTGATTCAGAAGCTATGGAGATAATAGAGTTAGCAATAGATACTGATTCAACTGCAAATCAAATATGGGAAAATATGAGATACTTTGCTGAAGATATGGGACTCAAAGAAAAAGAAGATTAATAACTTAAAACTAAAATTATGGATAAGAAAAAAACTGCATATCAAGATATAGTGGACAAGATCCACTACTATATAAACAACCCACACAAAAACCCTTATGACGTATTTGATTACGAAGGAGATGAGGTTATACTGGACTCAAATGGAGATCAAGTTACCGGCAACAACTTAAATAAAAAGAATTGGTATTATAATAAAAACAAATAAAACTAAAATTATGAGTAAAATATATATAGATAATTCAAAATTCATGGAATTTGTAGATGAATTAGCAACAAGAATAACAGAAGAAAGATTTGGTGAAGAAACATTTGCATATTCAAGTGAAGTAGGTCAGGAAGATACCTTAATGTTTACAGAAAAGGCACATGATTTTTATAATGAAGTGTATGATGAATACGAAACATTAACTAATAATATGTTAGGTGTATATAGTAATAAAGAATTAAAATTAAATAAATAAAATTATGGAAACAAGAAACGATTTAGATTATGCAAACTCTCAACCAAATGAGAATGAATTGCAATTAGCTTGGTTTAATCACTTTGTTGACTATGTCAATCAAGTAGATCCAAACCTATATAACGAAGCATGTGAATATGCAGACAACTGCGAAGAAAGTGTATAACAATTAAAACTAAAATTATGACAGATAAAACAAATCATATATACGAAGATACATTTCAAGTGGATATTAAGTATACATACGATAGAAAACATAACAAGGTTTATGATATAGATTCTGCCGTTAAAGAATTTAATAAACTAATAAAAAAACTAATGAAATAGAATTATGGATATATTTATAACGATAACAATGTCTTTTGTAGTCTTGTATGTGTGTTTATTTCTAACTATATTTAGTTGTATTTTTATGTTAGGAGTATTTCTAGGGATCGTACAACCTATCTTAAGACTAATTAAAAAAAATACATCATGGATAGTATAGCATTTAGAAAAATACATGATCTTAAGTTTTCAGTAGAAAAAATAGGTAAAAAATCAAACTCCTGTCAAGATTATGTAGTTGAAAAAAAATTACAAAGAATAATTAAAAAGAGTATTAACGATCAAGAAACTATAAATTCTTTAATAGGGAAGAAAGGTTTTGGTAAAACAAAAGAATCTGTTATTGAAAATATAAAAATAGTTATTCAAGATAAAATAACATCATTAAATGGCGAAGAGATTAAACACTATATTAAAGAATTACAGAAAGTTCCTGTTTCGAGTTGTATTAAGCAAATTAGAAAAAAATACTCATAGCTTAGATGTGTTAGTTAACCACACCGAAGAAGATGATTTATACCAGTACATATTCGAAGACAATAGAGATGTGAGAAAAATAATACCGAAGAATTGTGACAAAGAATTTTTAGAGGTTTTACAACACTTGCTTAAGTATTATGAACAGAATCAGGAATTTGAAAAGTGTCAAAAGATTTGCGACTTTATTGATCAGTGGGAGATGTAATATCAATAGGCTCTGCGAATTGTTTTGAAAAAAACTTTCAGAAATAGTAGGATAAGTGAAACTTATTTACTAAATTGCAATTAAAATTAACTTAAATTAAATTAAAATGACGAAACTTAAAACAATAAATATCAAAGGAAAGAAGTATGTAGAAGTCAACGAAAGACTTAAGTACTTTAGATCAAACTACCCTAATCACTCACTAGTATCTGAGATAACTCACATAGATTCAGAAATGGTAGTAATAAAATCAGATATACTAGACTCAGAGGGTAATAAATTGGCAACTGGACACGCACATGAAGAAAAGTCTGCTAGTTTTATAAACAAGACAAGCTATGTAGAGAATTGTGAAACATCATCGTGGGGTAGATGTTTAGCTAATTTTGGCATAGGGATTGACGAGTCTGTAGCTTCAGCTAACGAAGTAGATATAGCTATTAAAAAGCAGAACATGAAATCTACAGGAAAGAAGATGACCATAGAAGTTTATCAAGCTATGATGAAGTCTATCAAAGATGGTAATAAAGATCTCGTTACTGAGCATATGAATAAATATGATATGACTAAGGCTCAGAAAGATGCAATAACTAAAGCTATTAACGAAACAGCATAATAATTATGGATGAGATAATAAAAAAGTTTGCCTCTGATGAGGTTTACTATAGCGACTATTCTTTTGTAACTAACTCACAATTAGGATTAATTAAGCGTAGTCCAGCAACATACCAGCACTATAGGGATAATCCTAGTGATCGACCTATTACTAAGGCACTTAATTTTGGTAGAGCATTTCATATGTGTATGCTTGAGAATGATAAATACAAAAAAGAAGTTGTAGTAGAGCCAGACGTGAACAAAAGAACTAAAGCCGGTAAAGAGGAATATCAAAAGTTTTTAACCCTACATGAGGGAATGACAATACTTTCCCATGATGAGGATGAGTCTTTAACTGGTATGAGAAAGAAGTTAACATCTTCTGTTGAAGCTATGGAATTATTATCTGGTGGTATTGCTGAGCAGGTTAACGTATGGAATGATTTAGAAAGTAGAATACCTTGTAAGGGAAAGGCTGACTACTGGAATAAAGACAGGAATATTCTTGTAGATATAAAAACAACCCAAGACTCTAGCCCTGATGGATTCAGAAAATCAGCATATAAATATGGGTACGATAGGCAAGCCGCTTTTTATTTAGATGGGTTTAACGTGGATCAATTTTGGTTTATCGTTATAGAAAAGTCGGCTCCATATAATATGGCTATATATAATTGTAGCGAAGAGTTTATAGATGAAGGTAGAATGAAGTATAAAAAATTATTAGATATGTATAGCTTATACTTTGTTCAAAACCTTTTTGACCCATACGAACATGTATATACAGGAACATTATAAAATTTAAAACTATGAGCAAATTATTTAAAACATTAAAACAAAGCAAGGTAACAAAGAATAAGGTTGGGGAGATAACAGGTTTATCTATACCGACAGTCAGAAAATACCTTAAAAACCCTGACCTATTCTCTGTTGGAGATGGTAAAAGTATAGTAGAACACTTAAACGAAAAAAATTATGAGTACACTTTTGGAGAATTATTTAACATTAAAGAATAGCTTTAGGGACAAATCTTTTAGAAATATACTGTTACTGACAAGTGAAGTATTTAAGGTAACACCTAACCAAATGATGGCTAGTGGAGGTAGAAAGAGAAGGTTTGTTCAACCAAGAAATGTGTTGTGTCACATGATGTACACTAAACTAGACTACAGGCTAGAAGAAATAGCTGAAAGAATAGGTTATAAAAATCATACTTCTGTCATGCACGCAATTAATATGCATAGTGTTGATCTTAAGTGGGATGAAACCTATAAAGAAAAATATCAAATAGTTGTAGATGGTCTAAAAATAGAAGATCCACACGATACTGGTATTGACTTCGGAAATACCGAAGGAACTTTAAAGTCTTTTCATTATAAAATTCTAACTATAGAAAGTAGAATGGAGGCTTTAGAGAAGTTTATTAATTAATTAACTAACTAAAATTATTTTATTATGGAGAAATCCGAAAACATTTACTGCGGAAGCGGTACAGAGAAGGTCTTCGATGAAGGAAGATCACTTGTTAACTTTTCATTAGATTTAGCAAAATTGAAAGATCACGTGTATGAGTATAACGGGAAAAAGTATGTTAACCTTACTATGGGAGCAAACAGAGATGGTGCTAACGAGTACGGAAAAACTCACTATGTTAAAATAAATACGTTTAAACCTGAGCCTCAAAATAACTCTACGGAGAAAAAAGAGGAAGCTTTACCGTTTTAATTTAACACTTATGGAGGGGGAATACGGGGGTATGTCCCTCTCTATATAAAAAACTAAACTATGTATTTAAAAATATCTAAACACACATCTATTGATAGCAATTCTATATCTGGTTTTTCCTGTGAAGGAAGAATACTATATATTATTAGGAAGAATAATGATAAACCTTTAGATATTATATATGATACAGAGGAAGAATGTAGCAAAATATTTCAAAACCTAAACAGTCATTTTAAAAGTAAAGATCTAGTTACACCACTATCATCAATTACAAAAACAAAAGAGGACAGAGAAGTAAAATTAGCTATGTTTAAAGCATTTTGGAATCTGTATAACAAAAAGACTGGTATGCAGAAATGTCAGGATAAGTTTCTAAAGTATGGGGTAGCCACAATGCAGACCATAATAGACGCTGTACCCACATACGTAAAAGAAACTCCTGACCCAAAATTTAGAAAGCACCCACTTACTTGGTTGAATGGG